AATTTCAGACTTACGGTTTCCCATACGGGATCACTCAACTTTTTATCAAAGTCTTTGGAAAAATTGAAGATCTTATCCCAAATCACAAAGTTTTCTAGTGAAATTTTACCACCTAGATATGCTTTCAAAATTTTAGGATGCCCCCTAGAACACTCAAGTAAATCTTGTAATTCATTCTCTGAAAGTAGATCATTACTTTGTTCTTTAAAAAGATATGTTGAACTCTGCCTACGTTTCATCCACTCCGCGTAAGTTCTTTCACCAGAGTTGATGATTTCTCCTATCCACAAACTTTGTGGATTTTCGGCAGCAGAAAAATTAGACACCAAAAAATCAACGACCTCTTCATCGGAATACTTACGAGAAGTCTTTTCAAACCAATACTTGTCTTTCCTCTTGTTAAAAGAGGTCAAACTAGCACGGGTCTTTGCTCCGTATTTAAAGAAGTCGTATTTGGGATTAGTGAAATGATTTTTTAGTGACAAATAATGTTGATAAGTTTCAAAGGGTGTCACGATCATAGAGGAAGTTTTGCTCTTGAGGTACGCTTCATGAAGTTGAGACGGGTAGCATCCCACTTCAGTTTTTCTTTAAGAGGTTTGGAGACCAACTTAGTAATAGAGTCTACCTCAAGTTCATTGATTTCGCAATAGTGAACGATAGCATCAATGTAATTAAGTCTCTCGTTAGAAACAATCTTCTCAATTTCTATAGCAAATTTTGATGGAGTCAAAAATTTACTCTCAATTGCCTTTTCTAGTTCTTTATTAGGTTCCATAGAGTTCCAATTTATCTCTAACAAACTTTCTAATGTACTCGGTGAGTAGTTTGATGTACTTTGATTTGTCACGCTCTTCATAGACGACACATTCTCCATTTTCACAAGCCATAATGATTACAAGTTTTTTGACTGAAATACCAGTCAATTCATATAGCATACAACCATATGCCATACATTGGACAAAATAGTGGTCGATCCACTCTCGTGGTTTTGGTTTTGCTGATGTTTTAAAGTCGATTATAGCTAACTCGCCGTCATATTCAGCAATACAATCTACAGTCCCTGCTACACCCAGTTGTTTACTATACAGAGACCCTTCAAGGGCGTAAATATTATTTATAAGTTTTAGCTTTTCTTTGGAAATCTTGAATAGAAAGTCAGATATTGGTTGAACCTTTGGAAGACCTTCATTTTTAAGATGATATTCTACAAGAGTATGCATATCAGTTCCACGGCTAGTAGCGCGTTTAGTGATACGATCTGCTTCTTCATTACCAACTTTTTTTCTCCAATTAACAAATATCTCCTTATTAAAATGACTGGTCACCGATGTAATGGAGACCAGTCTTAGGAGTTCTTCATCATCTGGAACTTTATAGTATCTTACACCATCAATAGTTTCACGTTCCAGACTGGGAAGATTAACATCAACATGATTAAACATTAAAAACCCGATTCCATTTTTGCGATGATGTATTCTTTAACAAGTCCTGAACGAACAATGTCATCAACACCAAACTCAATTATATCAAAAGATTCCATTTTACGCAATATACTTAGAAAATCAACAATACCATTCTTTTCCTTATCTTTTTGTAGATCAGATTGACGTGCATCACCACAGAAGCAGATCTTAGTATTCTCACCAACACGAGTGATGATACTATCAAGTTCATGGAAGTTCAGATTCTGGAACTCATCCACAATAACAATAGCGTTATCAAGAGTAGTTCCACGTAAGAATGAAGTAGACCAGAATTTAATGGACTCTTGAGACTTCAGGTTTCCATATAGCATCTCAAAGTCTGCATCACTAGGCATCTGGAACATATACTTCACCATATTCTTATATGGAATTTGGTAAATGTCTGCCTTGTCTTCATGGGAACCTGGCAAAAATCCTATCTCTCTGGTTGCTACAAGAGAGCGTACAAGATAGATTCTTTCGTAAGGAGTATTTTCACTTAAAACGTCACGAAGCGCGTTGTAGAGGGTTATAAAGGTTTTACCTGTTCCTGCGCATCCATAGGCAACGATATGTTTTCCTTCTTGATAAGAATCAAACAGTTGCTTCTGATTATCAGATAGTGGATCAATACCAACCAAGTATTCCTGGCTGAGTGGTTTTTTTCTTTTCATCTGTTTTGTAGTGAGTCCAACCCCAATAGGTTGCTCTGCAGATGCTCTTTTTCTTCTTGCCATACTAAATTTTCTTTACTCTAGAACCAGGTGCTTTTGCTGCTTTACCAAGGACATCATTCCATCCAGGATTTCTGGAAACAAGTTTATTTTGCCAATCTCCAACTTCCTGAGCAGATGCTACTCCCTTTGACCAATCCTTATCCCAATCGGGATTTTCTTTCCTCCATTTCTCATAATCAGAAATTGTCAAGTTTAATTCCTTTTCTTCCCCGGTTTCTTTGTGTTTAACAGGATATATGGGCATGATACTAAATTCAAGTGTTTTATTTATTATAACCAATTGAAGTTCAAATTGACTCTACCCTTGGCATTTGTTGTGGTGGTTGATCTGTGTTTAACACTTCCGTTAAATATATAAAATCTATTCCCAATACTATTAATTTTAGTGCCATCTTCAAACTCAGTGTAACCATCACAAGTATTAAGACAATAAATGCCAGAATGATGATCAAATGGTGTATCCGAATGATAAGGATGTTTGTATAGAGTTTGTGTTCTAGGAAAATGATTTAATTTTATTCTCAAAATTGCTTTATGCGAATAAGTTTTACCATTTAATTTGAATGTCAAAAACTTACCAAAAATATTCAGTAAATCATAAAATTCATCATTATTGGGTTTTCCTTCATTATAAAAAGAATGATATAAACACCAATTATCTAAACTGTTTTTATCATCAATACCATGACCCGAAACTTCACCTTGAACATAAAGATTTAGTTTTGGATTAAAGAATAAATTTCTCTTAACGAGTTCAAAGGTTTGAATAGGAAGGGCATCATCAATAATCTTTACTTCCATTCTAGTGCCTCAGCACAGGTTGGAAATTGCTCAATAAAGACTTTCTTACAACCTTCTGCGAGATCCATATGCTCTTTCTGAGTACCGTTAGCGGTACGCAGATTGATATAATGAATCCATGAACGGCATGAACCGGACATGTAGATTCTAGTAGGCGTGGCAAGGGGAAGCACAAAACGTGAACATTCCTTTGCGATCCCCATATCAAGCATAGATTGATACAGTGTCATTGCTTCATCAAAGTGACGACGAATTTTGATTTCAAACTCTTGCTTGACAAAAGGATCAATATCATCAATAGAATTCTGACGATTCTTGGTATCCTGACGACGAAGTTCAGGAATAGGAATAGTGTCCGCAAGCATTGAACTATCAGCGTAGCGTTGCGAAAATTCTTGATATGTGAAACTACGGTGACGAAGCACTTGAGCCGCTAATCCTCTGGTAGTTTCAAGTTCCAGAGTCATAAATGCCTGTTCAAACACAGACCAGTGGTTGTGCTTAATACAGTAACCCAACAATTTGGCGTAGTTAGGATTTTCTTGATTATTGGGGTTTGAGACGCGGGCAACATATGCCATCATCTTCTCCGCATCAGGAGTCACACTGATAAATTTTACGCTCATTTAAATCCCTTAGATACTTTTTTCTCCAGTATAGCAAGTTCTTTTTCTAGAACTCGCAATTGTTTCTTCATCTCTATAAGTTTTTCTTCTGTGTAGAGATGTTCTTGCTTCACTAATCTGCGAAGCAATTTCATATATTTTCTAGCCCTGTCAGTCGGGATACCCATCGTCATCGTTAAACACCTCGTCGTAATCGCTGTAATGATGTGGAGGATCGTCGAAATTATCGCGCTTATCTATATAAGCACTTGGATCCGAATACACCTCTGCTTTCAACCCATCAACCAAAAGTTCTAAGTTACGGACGATGAGTTTTAATCGTTCTTTGTCCATAATAGTGTATACACTGAAGATATTATAGCACATAAAAAAAGAGGGTGATCAACCCTCATCTAAAAGAATTCTGCAGATTCGCTTACATGTAGACTGGTCTTCATCGCATTCAATTAAGCAGTCAAAATAGTCGTTTACCAGATCTAATTCGTCATTACATCGGTCTATCGTGTTCTCAAAATGAATCCATTCTGCTAATTGATTGCGAGAAATAAGATTGTGCATCAAACCTCCACGCATTTTTGAAATAATGTAAATATAATATGGCAGAAATTTCAAAACATAAGCGAATTCCTTAATTCTGTAATATTTAACACTGTTTGTGTTAATTCACTAACATTTGTATAGTTGTTACATAAAGACAAAAAAAAGAGAGGTTTCTTAACCTCTCTTGAAAACTTTCCAATTTTGAATGCCTCTGGATTTAAGAAAAACCCATTTAGCATATGTCACTCCACGATATGTTAGTAGTCTAAAGACCCTATCAGGCTCGTGAATCTCTGGATCGTATTCTGGAAGATCATAATAAAGTTTGATCTTCAGCATTTAATATCCCTCAACCTTTTTGTAGTAGAAGGATTTCACCATAGATTAAAGACATTCCAGCAATACATGCCAATGTGATTACACTTGTGATTTGTAGTGCTTCCATGATTGCCTCATTTGGTGTAAGTACGACCACGATAGCAGAAGGTGCCGTGAGTCTCTTTGGACTCTACACGATTAGCATTATACTTAACACCACGATATGCAGTGTGAGTAAGTTGTGCATCGCGCAGGGCAGACTGCTTATCGATTTGCTTTTTGATGAGAGTGAGTGTGTTCATTTGTTTACTCCTGAAGTTGGGTGATTTTTCTCCTTTAACCCTTTCGGGTGATCCGAGTTTCCCGTTCCTTCAGTCGTTTGCGTCCCATTTAC